AAGGTTATGCCACCTCCTGCAAGAATACGCATACGTTCAGAAGCACTTGACCCATCAGAACTTGTATAAAATCTTGTATGTCCATATGAAACAATTCGCATATCTTCTGGTGAACTATGGTTATAAGAAATATAACCACGATATGCTTCACTACCTGTTGTGCCATCGGCAAACATTAAATAGTTTAAGCCAGTTGTATTTTCATTAGCAATAGTAATACCGCCCTCAGAAGGTGCAGATACTACTAAATTATCTGCATAATAAGCAGCAGGATTAGTAAGACCAATTCCAACCTTTTCTGATGAGTCAATAGTAATAGCAGTTGCATTTGCATTGTCATCAATGCCCTGTGAAGTAAAAGCACCAGTATGTGTAACAGCGCCAGTAAACGTACCACCTGAAGCAGGTACATAGTCATTGTCTGGTATGTTTGACTCAAAAGATACAATGCTGATAATATCATTGAGGTTAGCTGCAGATGCTAGTGTAACTGTGCCAGTACCAGTTGTAGTAAAGTCACTGTCATCCATGAGGATACCGTTAACGAATACGTTTATCTGACCTGTGGTAAACGCTAATACTTTACCATCATCATCAGTACCAGTAAACGCTGTCTGACCCTGCGTAGCAGTGTAGTCAAACTGAGTTCTGCCAAATGATCTTATGTCTTTAGGTTCAGTGCCGATGTATGACATTGATATTCCTTACTCTTCGGAAGCTTTCTTTACAACCTTTAGGTCAAACGCTTGTGTTACCTGTGCGTCTTCGCCAACAGCTAGTGCTACTGAGTTAGCATTGCAGTGTGCTACAAGAGCAGCAATGATCTCGTCCTTGGCTATTCTAGCTCTGTTAGTCAAAGCATTGTCAGCCCAGTCTTGTGGGGATGCTGCTGCATACTCAAGACACTTTAGTTCTGTGTCGGTTAGTGTTACTTTAATCTCTGCCATATTATACTCCTAGGGTTTTGTAGGCCAAGTTACATCATCTAAACTGGTTGCAGTCTTGGTTATGTCACGCAAGTCAGTTCTATACTTTTTCTGTGCATCAGTCATAGTGCGGTCTGATACAGCCCACCAGTCTACCTCTGCTAATCTACGGTTACGCTCTTCACGCAGTAAACGCATGGGTTCTGCTGCTACAAGCTCATCCTTTTTAGCCTTGACCTTATCCCAAGTTGTACCGAAGTGTGATGGGTCTGAGCTTTCTATAGCAGAGCCGCTGCTGTCTGCGCCCATAACCTTGCGGAACATAGTCTCAAACTCTTCTTGAGTTGTAGGATCACCTCGTAACACCCACTCTGTTACGCCTAGTTCGTTTAATGCTGTTGGTATATCTGTCATTTATTTATCCTATTTCGTAAACTATTGTTGCGGATCTAAAACGTGCAAGAAAGTTAATTCTATTAGCGCTATTACCATCTGCGTTATAATCTCTCACATATAATTGTATTGTTTTTGCTGAAGATGATGTGTTTGAATAGGTGTCGCTTTTAGTTTGCCTAAGATAAATATCACAAGCAGTGTTCGTATTAAAATACACTTCGTGATGATTTCCAGTATCTAAGCTTATAGAAGAGCCAGCAACATAATGTTTAAACATCATACCATGTGCCTGACCATTTATTCGACACGAAAGATCTGACACTATTATTAAAGTAGAAGATGCAGATTTTGGGGTAAAAGAAAAAGAAGAACCAGTAACAGAGGCGTAAGATGTGCTATTGTTTGCTACTTGATGTTCATTAGTCCAACTGTGTCTATGCATTTTTAAAATTGTACCACTAACATCTAATCCTAAGTCAGACGCAGTAGGAGCCACCCCTGCGGTGGTCTGTATCGTATCAACTTTAAGGATAGAACTCATTGGGCTATCTCCTGCAAAGTCATTTTACCACCTCCACCAGAATAAGTAGCGGTGTTGTTAAAATCTACATGACCAGCAGCATCTTTGCTTGAACCAAAAATTTCATATGTGGTTGCGCTTGTGGTATTTGGTGAATCAACTAATTGAAGTGTTTGATAAAGCATACATCTACCTACACTGCCACTATCTTGAACAATGCTTGTACCATACTTTCCACCATCCGTTTGTATACTTGTTGACCCTCTTTTAATTTGAACAAGTCCACCCCTCCAACTATTTGCATTTATGTTTGCTATGTATATATGATATTGGACTGTTATAAGTATCACACTTGATGAGAATTTTGGTGTAATATTTAAACTTGACATTGAGGCCATAGTAGCACTGGATGTTGCTAAATTGCTTAGATTTCCATAAATAGTTTGTAACATAGTTCCTGCTGGCATAGCCACAGTTGCTGCTGTTGTCTTGCCTTGTATGGTGTCTACCTTTAAGATGCTCATTGCTTAACCTCTTCGATTACCATCATCCAATATTTTGGATAAGTATTACTATAATCTCCAAAATAAGCAGTATCATTGGACCACAATTGTACTTCAAGATAAACAAATATATCGCCAGTGTGACTATTATAAGCAGATACTCCATCATTGAGACAAACGCTATATGTGGAAGAATCAACAGCAGGTACAGAGCCGCCTCCATAACCTCCTGCACCCCAACCATGATAAGGGCCATTTGCAATAAAATCATTATCGTAATCAGAAGCATTAGCACTGTATGTTCTAGCGTGTTTGACTCTCATACCCCAACCACTGTTAGTAGTGGGCATATAAGCGTGCATCATGGGAGTGCAAATAATTTTTGAAGTAGACAGCTTCTTGTTAAAAACCATTACAGTTGTATTTCCACTTTTTCTAGGGCCACTGTAACTTGTTCCAGTGTTAGGCATCGTTGTCCAAGTTTGATCGGTGCTTGTTGATAAACGAGCGCCAGAGCCATATCCTGAATTATAAAGTTCTTTATTCACAACGGAGCCAGTTGGCATATCATCATAGCGTATGTTATCCGTAACCTCTAGCGTTTGACCAGTTGGTATAATAACTTTGTTAGCATTACCGCCACTGGTTGCACCTCTAATATTTTCTACTGTTAGTGTTCCGCTAGTAGTATCTAAAGTTTGACCAGAAGGTATAACTATTTTGTTGGCATTACCGCCACTGCTAAGACCTTTAAGGTTTTCTACATGTAAAGTACTCATATGATTGTCAAGTTTCCATTAACTGTAAGCGTCACATTAGACGCTATTGTTAGAGGTCCATTACAACTAGCATTCTGTGAGCTAGGTATTGTTGTATCTGTACCCATGCTCTGCTCATTAGTTTGAAACAAAGCGGTCTTCATAGTATTCTGTGTTGTGTCGTATATAGGCGCTCTGATACTAGCTGCAAATGTACCACCACCTGAAAGTGTGGGTGCATCTGCTACGCTAAATATGTTGTGAGATATAATAGTTATCTCATCATCTAGTGCAGCAGCAGCGCTTAACACTACTGTAGTTCCTGTGGTAGCTGTGTAGTCAGCAGGTTGTAACAGTATTCCGTTTTGATATACGTCTACGTTTCCAATAGAGTATACAGCATTAAATGTGGTTTGTCCAGCAGTAGCTGTAAATGTGTGCGCTCTTCTTGTGCCTTCGGTTAGTGTCTGTCCTATGTATGCCATATCCGTGTCCTAACCTACTAAATGCCCAGTAAAAAAGCTATCTGCACTAATGGTAGTACTAGTATCGCCAGCAGTTACAAAAAGTACATAAACATAATCATTAGCACTTAAATACCTAGACGCTGATACACTTTGAGTATTGTAAGTTCCAGTCTGACTTGTTAAATCTCTAGCAAATGCAACAGCGCCACTATCCCACAAAGTCAGATACGAGTAACTTCCCCCAAAGTTATCTATTCTAACCTGACAGGCAAAGTGATAAACACCAGAAACAGGCGCAGTAAAGTGGCCAGTAGTTGTATTAAAATTATTACCAGTTTCTACTATAGAACCATATGTACCAGTATTTGAGGCAAAGACTTTTGTTCCATTACTATGATCTGCTGCAGATGAAGAACCAGCCTTTGTCCAAAAAAATGGATTATGAGGTTTTGTCACATAACCACCTAACGGTTGTAGATTTAAGTTATAAAAGGTTGAACCATCATCAGCGTAAGCTTGTATAGATTTAGTACCATTAGCATGACCAAAGAAGTCTAGTTTACTTCCAGTATTATCTGAAACCCTTAGTTGCTCCGTTGTATCTGAACTGTAAGTATTAGTTATGTTAACTAAACCAGTAAACGTATCACCTGATACATTTGCATACCGTGTATCGCTTTCAGTCTGATCCTGATAAGCTGCGCCAGTAGCTAAATCTTTAGATTTACCCATTAGGTAATCTCCAATATACTCATCATTACATCACAAGAGGAGGCTGCACTCGATGTCACTTTAATGCTATCGCCTGTTTGTAAGACAACCTTTTGATCACCTCCCACAACAACAAGTGAGCCTCCACTAGGTACTGTAGCTGTCTTAACTAAAAACGTATCATTAGATCCATCGTTGTGTGTTACGTCAACTGTGATAGCTGCAGTAGTTCTGTTAGCACAAGACAAACCAA